GGTTCCGCCGGAGCGCCCCCGACACTTGTGAGGCGCAAAAGTAGCTTTACACCGGCAAGCCGATAGGCAAACTACCTGCGCCATGCCACGAAGACTCAAGCCTGCCGCGCCGAAGAGCGCCACACCGATGCGATTACTGTCCATTGACTTCGATTATTGGGTGGACGGATTCGATGAGTGGGAGCGCAGTGAACCGGAAGAGGGGCGCGAGTGGGCAACCTTTGCGTGGGCGCTTCGCTCGGCGCTCTACGCGAGCAACGGGCGAAACATTGAACGGGCAATGCCGCTCTCCCCTGATTGGATGCGCGATGCGCAAACTCTCGCGGCGAGCATCAAGCCCGGCGCGATCCGCGTGATCAGCGAACGGCACTCGGAAATTTGGCCGCTGCTGGAGCATTGCCAGTGCGTTGAGCTTTGGAGCGTGGACGCGCATCACGATTGCGGCTACTCGGAAGAGGGGCAGATGCGCGGGACGACATGCGACGCACCGGACAGCGGCAACTGGCTCTTGCGCGCCGTGGCATCGCTCAAAGTGCTCTCGGCGACGCTTGTGCTCCCGCCCTTGGAACTCGCAGCGGCGGCGAAGCTCACGGAAGGACTCGGCGAGCGCCTGCGTGTCACTTCTCTTCACGGTGAAGAGTTTCCGGCTTTCGACGCCGTGTTTTTGTGCCGCTCGCCTGAGTGGGTGCCGCCGAATTACGACTTCGAGTTTGGGGCGCTTGCTCGCGCGCTCGGCATGACTCCGTTGCCGTGCCGCAATGTGCCGATGGCAAAGCAGGGAACCGCAGCATTGTGCCGCTCGGCGTATGGCCGCTAAAAAGCCTGCTCACTCAATCCTCGCTTCCGGCATTGCTGTCCGTTGCGCGCACACGCGGATCGCCAACACGGTTGATCTTGTCGCGTTCCCTCGCAACCCGAACACGCACTCGGACAAGCAGCTTGCTCTTCTCGCGAAGATAATCAAAAGCACCGGCTGGCGAAACCCGATTGTTGTCTCAAAGCGGAGCGGCTTCATCACGAAGGGGCACGGCAGGATGGCAGCGGCGATGCTCTTGAAGTTGGACACGGTGCCGATTGACGAGCAAGACTACGACTCGGAAGCGCAGGAATGGGCAGACGTGATCGCGGACAACCGGATCGCGGAGCTTGCGGACATGAATGAGAAGCGCCTTGCAGAGCTTGTGCGCGACTTGGACGCCTTGAACTACGACTCACAGCTTCTTGGCTTCACAAGCGAAGAGGCGGCGGCGCTTGTCGCGCAACTTGATCCCGCGCCCTCCGCATTCGAGGACATCAGCCCCGTCCTTGCCGGAGCGCACGCGCTCAAGACGGACATGCTTTTTCCGAGTGATCTGCCGCACGACATTCCGATGCTGCGCGCCGACATGCTGGCTTCGATGCCCGAACCGATTGAGACATGGTGCGGCGAGCGCGTGTCACGCAAGAGCGAAAACTACTTCTACAATCACAACTCGGATTCTCTGCGCGGACTCGACATTCACAAGACCGTGCTCGGCTTCTACGTGGACGACTTTCGCTTTGAGGCGACGTTCAATGACGCAGCCGCTTTCGCCACCCGTATTCTCAACGCCGGATTCGTCGCGGCAGTCACGCCGAATTTCTCCGTCGTCCCCGATTGGCCCGGCGCGATCAACCTCTATAACACGTTCCGCACGCGATGGGTGGGCCGCTACTGGCAGGAAGCTGGCATCCGAATCATACCGGACGTGCAAACAGGCTTTGACGTGAAGGGCAAGGCGTTTGACTTCGCGACAATCGGCATTCCGAAAAACGCGCCGTGCATCAGCGTGCAGGCGCACATGAATTTCAAAGAGGATCAAATCAAGAACGAGGGCACCGCGCTCAAAGGCATGATTGAACAGTTGAAGCCGCAAAGCATCTTCGTGATGAGCGGGGCGTCCGCTCGGGAGATCGTGGAACTCGCCAAGCTACCAAAGAGCCTGCATGTAATTTTCTGCGACGGGCGCAATGTGGTGAAGTCCGAGTTTTACAAAAAGGAAAAGCTGGACAAGAAAACCGCCAGTGTTAAGGTCAGCCATCCTATAAAAACAGGGGGTGAATAAATGAATCTGAAATTCCACAAATCCAGCAAGACTCGCGGCGGCGCACGTAGCGCAGGCTACAACAAAAACGTCGCGGCTCTGAACGCCGGTATGCGTAAGAACATGGGATCGACGGGTAAATCCTTCGGTCGCGGCAAGGCGGGCAAGGCGGGCAAAGTGCCCTTCACGTCCGCTGCGAAGTTCACGCCGAAAGCGGCACGCGGCGGCGCGAAAGCGACGAAGCGCGCACGTCCGAAGTAACCGCGCGACAATTAACAGGGGCGCTCCTGCAAGCCGGGAGCGCCCCTTGTCACAATGGCAAACCAAGACTCAAAACGCAGCAAGGCGACTCCGCAGAAACTCCGCGCGGACGACGTGATGGAAAAAATCACGGATCAACTCGAAGGAGCGCCGGAAATTTCACAGCGGGCGGCAGCGGCAATCTTGCGGGCAGACTCGGTGACGCTTTTGAAAAAGGCGGCGCTCGGAAAAAAGCTCACGACCGCAGAGAGGCAAATCATCGCACAGATAGCCGGGACGGATGGCGGCGGTGGTGGAGGGCAGCAATGGGTGAAGAGCAAGCCGGAGCTTTGCAAGGCGCTCGGCACGACAAGGCCGACACTCGACAAGGCGCTGAAAGCGATGAAGGCGCGCGGCATTGATCCGCACCGTCCAAACGGTCTGTGGAACGTGGCGGAAGCCCGCAACGGCATGGTGCAATGTGGCATCGGCAACCTCGCGACCGGCGAAGACGATGAATCGTTGAGCAAATACGAGCAACTGCGCACGGAAGCTCTTCTTGTGAAGATCGAGGAAATGCGGCTCGACCTCGGAGTGAAGCGCGGGGAGTTCCTGACGATGCGGGAGCATGAGATCAAGACGGCGGAAGCGTTTGGCGTGATCAAGCACTACCTCCTTTCGCGATGGGATTCGCTCGCCGTGCAGCTGGCAGGGCATCCGGTGCCGGAGATCAAGCGTCGCGGCAAGGCGAACGACATGGACATTCTTATGCAGTTCGCGACAAGGGATTGGCCCGCGCCCGTCCGCGACATCCTTCGCCGCTTCCTGCTTTGGTATGAGTCAGAGGGCACCCGCAATGGCGCTCATTGAACCATACGACAAGGTAGCGCAGGCGCTTTGGGAACAGGGCGCCAAGCAGCAACACGCCTTCGACCGTGCCGCCCGGCTCGGCGCGATGCCTCCTGACCTTTCAAAACCCGTTTGGCAATGGTGCCGCGAGAACGTGATCGTTGACGACACATCGAATTTCAAGGGCAACTGGAACGACGAACTGACTCCTTACGTGCGCAAGCCGATGGAGGACTACGTGAACGACGAAGTTTCGGAACTAACGTGCATGGCTGCTAGCCAAGTTGCGAAGACGCAACCGTTCCTTGGGTGCATCTGTTGGTCAATCGTGAACGATCCAGCCCCGACACTTTGGGTATCCTCCACGGATGGCACGCTCACGCTATTCGCGCAGGCCCGCCTATGGCCGACGTTCAAGCGGTGCAATCTCGTCCGCGACCGCTTGCCGAACACGCGCGGACAGCCGCACGACATTCACTTTCCGAACATGCTTTTCAGCATGACAAGCTCGGAGAGCAACGCGGAATTGCAGTCAATGCCGTATCGTCGCATCATCCTCGACGAAGCGCGCAAGTATAAGGCTGAGAACTTCGCCATGGTACAAAAGCGCACGCGCACCTACACATGGAACAAGATGCAGGTCATTCTGTCCTGTCCCGAAGAGGAAAACGACTGCGTGCATCAATCATTCAAGACCGGAGATCAAAACGAGTGGTTTATCCAGTGCCCCGCGTGTCACGTTGAGCAGGAATACAAGTTTCGCGTGTTCAATGAAATCGGTGAACAGGTCGGCGGCATCGTATGGGACGTGAACGAAATCACGCGGCCCGGCCTCGACTACTCATTCCCCGATTTGCTTCCGACAGTGCGGTGGCAGTGCCCGCATTGCTCGCAGAAATTCCGCGATGAGCCTTGGCTAAGGCGTCACTTCCTCGACAAAGGCCGCTGGAAGCCACAGAACCCGCTCGCGCTCTCTACGCACCGCAGCTATCACTGGCACGCCTTGCTTCCCGTATGGGTGACATGGGAGAGCGTGGCCTACGAGTTCCTGTGCGCGATGCAGGCGCTACGGTGGGGCGACGTGAGCAAGCTGAAAGAGTTCATGAATCAGACGCTCGGCGAACCTTGGGTGCCGCGCTCGGAATTGGAGGTTGAGATCGAGCAACGGAAGGCTGGCATGGAACAATACCGGCTAGGCGACACATGGGCGGAGGAAGAGTATCGGTTTATGACGATTGACGTGCAGCGCGATCACTTTTGGTGGGTGATCCGCGCGTGGAATGGTGCCAAAAGCCGACTGATCGCAGAGGGCGGCGGGCATCAAAGGCTCGGGCACAAAAAGCCGTGCGTGTCCTACACGGAGCTTCGCGACATTCAGCTTGCTCATAAGGTGCCGAATAATTGGGTGGCGATTGATTGCGGCTACAATCGAACGGACGTGATCCGGCAAATTTCCGTGTTTTACGACGAAAGCATAGACTCCAACTGGCTCGCGTTTCAAGGCGTGGCGCAACGGGCGTTTTCGCACGCAGTTGGCGACGGTGAGCGCGTTCACCGCATTTACTCGGGCGAAACATTGCTCGACGCATGGGCGGGCACGGAAAAGGAGCGGCGCTACTCGCCGGTTCCCTACTATATGTTCAGCGACACGGCGGCGAAAGACTGCATGGAAGCGTTGCGAAAGAGCGGGGAAATGACGGATGCGACTGACATATCATCCGAGTATCGGCAGCAGCGCGACGGCGAAGCGAAGATTCGGGTGGTGGATACCAAGGGGCGGGAGATTGACGAATGGCGTCCCGTTGGCTCGCGCGGGAATCACCTTTTCGACTGCAATAAGATGCAAACCGTCATGGCTTCGATGGCTCAACTCGTTATGCCTGACACAAGACCTTATGATTCGAGTTCTAAAGCAACCGCAGACGCTCCAAGAGATTAAGTTTCTTCACCGTGAAGAGATTCGGAAGCTCGCCAGCGTTTCCCCGCACGGAAAGCCGCCGTGGTGCGGGCAGACGTGCCTTGCGATGGTGGCAGGGTGCTCTATCAAGGACGCAGTAGAGGCGACGGAAATGGGCGGCGCGTGCGGGCCGGAAGAGATTCGTGCGGGCATGAAGGCGCTCGGCATCCGCGAGTGCAACGCAGACATGGCGCGGACACGTCTTTTACTCATCGCCTTCCCGCTCATCGAAGCACGACATTGGGTGCTGGAACACGCAGGGCTTGTGCTCGATCCAGACGGCCCGGTGAAGCCCGCAAGCTCGGCGCTCAAAGGCGTGTCAGTCCATTGCCGGATCGGAATTGACAACGCGCAAGAATAAGAGAGTATCAGCAAATGGCGAACCCGCTCCAACGCTTGACGCAGCAAGACCTCGACAGCATGATTGCGCGCTATAACAAGCAGCTTGTCGATCTCGGCCCCGCGTCCACGATGAGTTGGAGCGACGGCGGGCACAGCGAATCCGTGCGAACGATCACGGTGCTCGAAATGCTCGAAATCTTAAACGCCGAATGCGACCGGCGAGACGTGGCTTATTTCGGCAGCGGCACAGGCAAGGCGATTTTCCAATGAATCTTTTTCCAGTTCTCAAATCAGCGGCGCGGCAAACAATGGCGGCGTTCGCGTCTTTTTTCGGCGGCGCGGCGGGATGGAATCACGCAGGCGGTGAACTGATGGAACTACCGGGCGGCGATCAAGGCGAGTATGCGCCCCCGCCCGATCTCTTGCACGACGTTCTGCAACTCATGCGGAAGTATTCGTGGGAGCAAATGGTGAACGGCGCCCGCGCCGTCTATGCGACCTATCCGCTTGTCAGCGGAGCGGTGCATGACAAATCCAACCATGTGATCGGCACGGCATGGACGCCGGTATTTTACGGAAAGAATCAGGAATGGGGCGACAGAGCTACCAAGTGGATCACCGAATGGTATAAGCGGTGCGACGAGCGCGGGAAGCCGTATGACTTTCAGCGCAACCTTTGGATCGGCTCCTGCCATCTGGAACACAGCGGCGACTTTGGCTTGATCTTGAAGCGCACGGCGACGGGCGCGCCGCGGCTTCGCTACATCGAATCGCATCGCATCGGCCAGCGGATTCCGAACACTTTCATTCCGTTTGGCGAATACGCCGGATTGAAGATCGTCAACGGCATCGTCTATTCAGACGGCGACGAACCGATTGCGTATTCCATCATGGGCGCAACGCCAGTGGATGACTTCTACGTTGAGGCGAAGAACTTCATTCACGTCTATGACCCTGTTTGGTTCACGCAAGGGCGAGGCATCCCTACGATCTCCTACGGCATCAATGACTGGCTTCGCTCGAAGCACATCCGCGACAACGAGCAAGTCGCGCAGGACATTTACAGCCGCCTCACGCTCATTGAGAACAATGACACCGGGCGCGCAGACCCGGCGCAGTCGCGCGTAGCGAAGCAGACTACCGGC